TCGAAGTAATAGGACGTTTCGTTGCCTTCGTCGTTGTTCTGAGTCTTGGGGCGAGGGCTGAGCGCCTCGATTACGCCACCCAAAATGAGCGCCGCGCCGATCTTGTACAGGTACGGCGACCAGGGGCCAGGCACGAAGTACCCAACGGCGATCATGATCGCCCCGACAATGATCTTGGCCACGCCACTTGCGCCGGCCACGGTGGGCGTGAATCGAATCTCTTTGAGATTCTTGCGGATCAGTTGGTACGACTCGTCCGACAGGTCTTCCTCGTGGTCGTCCTCATAGACGCACGTCACGCGGTAGGCGTTGTAGGTCTCGATGTTCTCGACGACCCAGCGGCGCAGCCCAGGCTTGTTCGCCTCGATCATGCGAAGCGCTTCGGCAGGACTGGAGACTTCGAACTCCCAGTCCTTTCCGAATTTCTTTCCCATGACGCCATCGAGGCGAACTTTTGTCAGCATTTCGTGCGGTGTCTCAGATGTAACTTGACCCTGGAGTACCAGTAAGGCCCGAATGTCTCGCGTCTCGACAGGCGATTCACGAGATGGTGAAGAATTATATCACCCGTGACATACACCGCAACGTGATTTGCCACATCCGAATTCATTGCAATGGCCAGCGCATCGCCATGCTTAAACGTACCGTCAGTGACTTCGATGAAACCTTGGGACGCCCAGTGATCGCCCAGAATGTCGTAGCCCTGGTTCCACCACTGGTTGATGCGAAGCTCGGGAAACCGATGCAGCTTGATGCGGAACTCGCGCTCGTAGAAGTCCGTCAATAGCGAGTAGCAATCGAAAGTGCCAAACACATAGGGTCGGCCAATGTAATCGGCTCGCCAGCCGTCGGGCGTCAGCAGCTGCGGACCGGCATGCTCGAAACCGCCCTCGCCTCTTCGAATGCCCGAGATCAGCCAGGGCAGCTCCGTGAGATTGCAGCCGGCGCGGTCGAGCTCCGATGGATCAGGCGTGGTGTCGGGGTGCGAATGCCAGATGGCCAGGATTTCGCCGGCGTCTTCTGCGGCGGCGTAGTCGTGGTGGTTGATGAAGAACTGCTCACCAGGCTGTTCGGCGCCGTTGCGGGCCGGCATGAAGACTGCCTTCTTGCCGACACCAATGACGAAACCGCACGCCTCTCGCGGGTAGCACGTTTGCGCGTGCTCACGCATGGCTCGAGTCAGCTCGTCACTGAGTTCCACGCACCGCTCCCGGAAAGCCGCCAAAGCGCACGGGTTGTGTGCCGAATCGAATCCGGCATGCCGACAGTGTCTTGGCGCATACGTCCGTCAGCGGTGTCGCGGGGTTGTTGTTAGCGTCAAAGGGTGCGCCGGCGTAGCCGCACTCGGCGCTTCTGTAGCGCCACGGGCAGCTGTTCTGGATGATCTGACGCGAGGGCAGCTGGTGGCCCATCAGGTCGAAGGCCGAGGACAGCTCGAACTCGATCACGTAGCGGTTTTCGCTGACCTTCTGCTCCACAAACCAGATGTCGTCGGCGATGTACTGGTTGGGGTCGGCGGTCGCGTTGCGACGAAAGCTCTGTCCGATCTCCTGGTAGTCGGTCAGCACATCGTCCTCGAGCTGAAAGCCATACCAGCGGTGGTACTGGTCGGAGATCGGGTACATGTGACAGTTGATGGTGCCGGCCGTCTGCGGCGTGAACGTCATCCAGAGCCGATACCAGCCGTCGTTCATCGGCACGACTCCAGACGCGCTGACGGCGCCTTGAGCCACGCTCTTTTGACCTGTGAGCGGCACAATGTCCACGTACGCGGCGGTGAATGCGCCGCCGGCGCCCCATGTGCCATCCACGTAGATGCGAACAGGCAGCTTGTCGTTCTCCGGCTTGACGTGCAGCGAGTAGGTGTACTTGGCGCCGGCAAGACCAGGCACGCCGGTGTACCGAGTCGCGTTGAATTGGCTGGTGAGCGAGGCGGTCAGACTGCCGTCAGGCGCACTTTCGGTTGTTCCGATGATGGTCAGGCCGTTGTTGACCCAGGTGTTCGCAGTCGGCGCGGACGTGTGCGTCAGCAGATTGCGGCGAGCGGGGAAGTTCTCCTCGTCCAGATACTTGGCGAACGTGCGCTTGCGGGTGAGCTTGCAGCCCACGAAGTCGTTGAAGGACTTTACCGAGGCCGACAGCAGCCCGTTGACGTTCGCGATCTTGATCTTGGGGCGAGGCGCCGAGCCCTTGGTGGTCACGTCGAACCCCGTCGCCTCAATCGGCAGAGGTTCGTAGGTCTGCCCCTGCCACACGACCGGCTGAGACAGTCCGTTCGTGCCGGCGTGAAAGCGCATCACCGAGCCGCCAGGCATGTTCGTCGTATCGAGGATGAACAGCTCCAGCAGCGCGGAAGGCGCCAGCGATTGAATCTCCTGACGAATGCTCATGCTTCGAACACCTGCTCAAAATCCAGCGAGATGACGTTGTGACCCTGCTTTCGGGACAGCTTCCACGTCCGACACACGAAGACCTTTGTCTCGCCCAGTGGCGTCGTCCAGTAGAAGCTCTGCACGCCATTGCGAGCCCGAACGAACGCCAGCACATCCGGAAACTGAGTCGTCGTCCGCGAGAACGTCAGGCTCCACTTCTCGGGACGGTTGTTGATGCCCTTCGGAGTGCGGAGCTCGTAGCCGTCGCCGAACTTCGTGATTGTGATGTCAGGCTCTTCGGACAGCTGCGAGTCCCACTCGGGGCGCCATGAGAATGTCGGTCGTGTCATTGTGTCATCCGTGACTTATCGGTAAAGCACGCCACCAGGGCGCTGCTGTGAAACCAGCTCCTCCATCACGACGCCGCGCACGCGCTGGGCCATCTCGCGCCAGGTTTCGACGTTGTCGCCCTGGGCGTCGGACGAGCCGCTGCCGTCGTTGTTGATCGTGATGTTGATGATGGCGTTGCTGCCACCGCCCATGCCGGACATCGTCACAGGGATGGAACGACCGTCAGGCAGCGGCACGTAGGCTTCAGGCATGCGACCCTCGCCGAACAGAGCGAGCTGCGGACTGTTGGCAATGCCGCCGTTCGCATACGCCTTGAGCGGAAGCGGGCCGGCACTCGTCATCACGCCACCGTCTGCAAAGCCAAACAGGCTCGCGCCTGCTGAACTGGCGATTGCGGCCATTGCGGCAGAAGTCTCGAGCGCCATCGTTGTCATGGCGATCGACGTTTCTGTCGTCATCGTTGTGAGCGCGACCGTGTGTTCCGTTGTCATCGTTGTCATGCCGACAGTCATGTCGGTTGCTACGGCAGTCATCGCGGCGGTTGTTGCGCCGGTCATAGTCGTCATGGCCGTGGTGACGGCCGCAGTCTGAGTGGCTTGACCTGCTGCGCCGGCAGCGCTGCCGCCCAGACCCAGCATCTCGGTCATCTTTCCACCGAACGAGCCGAAGGCGCTGGTAATCATGTCACCAAAGCCTTTCTTGATGACGATACCAAGCATGTCACGAGCGATGCCGGCGGCAAACTCCTTGAACTTGAACGAGCCGCCAGCGAGCATGTCCACCAGGCGATCGGTGAACGATGACGCCCAGCGTGCCGTTGCGCCATCCATCGCCTGTGTTGCCTTGGACCACTCGTCAGCCAGCATTTGCAGCTGGGTGCGCGAGTTGGTCTGGAAGTTCAGCAGCGCAGCCTGACGCATCTCCTGAGTGGAGGTGTCGATGATGGACATCTGCTGCAGGAACTGCTCGGTGGTCATGCTGGTTGTGGCCAGCAGGTTGAACGTCTCTTCCTCGCGACGGTTCTTCAGCGCCTCGATGCGCTTGATCTCCTCGTCGTACTCGTACTTGCGGAGCTCCACGTTGCTCATCGTCGCCTTCAGGGCGTTGCGCTGAGCTTCGCGCAGGATGTTGGCCGAATCGACACCCATCTTGTTGATGTCAACCTGATTGGCGTCCACGAGCGCCTTGTCGCGCATCGCGGTGAACATCCGATAGGCTTCGGTGCCCTGCGTGACGGTGGCTTCGAGCTTCTTGACGCGCTTGATCGTCTCGTCGAGGAAGCTGTTTTCCTTGACCAGACCGCGATTGACGAACTCCTCGGCCGAGCGAGTGAGCGCATCCGATGTGTCGATGCCGACCTGCTTGATCGCGTTCAGGGCGTTGATGGAGTCATCCACGCTCTTCTTGTCGATCATCTTGGACACGATGTCCTTGAACTGCGCCTTCTCCTTGAGCGTGGCCAGGCTGTCGATGAAGGCGTTGATGTCGGTTTTGCCCTCGGCAATGAATGCGCGGAAGCGGTTGACGAACTCCTTGCGCTCCTTCTCACCGCCCATGCGGGTGGGCACCATCTCGCCCTCGGCGTTCTGGACGCGCTCATCGAACTTGCCGGCGGCCAGGTCGCCCAGGGCCTCGAACATCACCTGTTGCTTCAGGCTGTTGAGGTCACGGGCGTCGCTCAGCGTGGCGGCGAGCTTGGCCTTGGCGGCGGCCACCTCCCCTTCCAGCTGCTCGGCCAGACGGATGATCGGGCTTTCCTTGAGCGGTTTCTTGGGGTCTTTCGCGGCAATGCCGATGCGACCCAGATTGCCGGCAGCCTTCAGTGCATCCGATGCGGCACGAATCTGGTCATTGACGAACTGACGCTGAGCCTCGAGCACCTGCTTCTGGCGCGGGTCTTTCGCGGCAGCAATCGCCTCGTCGATCTCACGCTTCTTGCCTAGGGCGAAGTCCAGCAGGTACTGCTCGCGAGCCTTGACCAGCGCATTGCGCTTGTCGATGAACTGCTTGGAGATGGCTTCGCGCTCGCTCTCGGTGATCTTGCGACCGGAGGCTTCGGCGCGGCGAGATGCGGCGTCGATAGCATCCTTCTCGGCCTTGTCGAGTTCGGCGGACTGGTTGCGAAGCTCATCCACGCGACCCTGCGTCTCGCGACGGAAGGTGCGCTGGTATTGCGACAGGTCTTTGGAAGCCGCGTCCTCATCCAGCAAACGCTTTTGCTCGCTGAACTGAGTCGTCGCCTGCTCGTAGATGCCCTTCTTTTCCTTGAGCTGAGCTTCGATGGATGCGCGGTATGCGGCAACGTCCGCACCGCCTCGATTATCACGGAAGCCTGCGCCCAGGGCACGGCTGATCGAGCGGGGAGCGCTCGCGCCATCCTTGTCGAGCTGTTCCAGAATGGTCTGAAGCGTCTTGACGGACTTGGCGGCCTCATCGGCACGAGCCTTCGCAGACTCCATGTCCTCGGTTGAGGCGATGCCCTGCTTGGTCCGATCGACGATCTTCTTGAACTCCTCCCAGCGGTTCATGTACTCCCAGAGCTTCTGGCCCAGGGTGACGAGAACGCCGATTGCCAGACCCACCCAGCCGCCGAACGCATCAAAGATGACCTTGGCGCCGGCCATGACGCGAGTCATCATGCCAATGCCGTTGGCGGCACCGATGGCTGCCTGGGCCTTCTGCGACATCAGGCCGGCGATCGTGCGAGCGTGAGACGCGGATTCGGCGGCGATTGCGTTGCTCTGCGCCGACACCATGTTGGAGGTGCGCGTAGCGTTGATGCTGGCCAGAAGCGCTGCCTCGCGGCGCTTCAGAGCGTCGATCTCAGCCTGAATGGTCGAGACGTTGTTGCCGACAATCGAGGCGTTGTTGCCCAGGCGATCAGCTTCGGACTGGTATGCGCGAGCGGTCGCGCTCGAACCGGCCTTCTTCTGGCGCATGGCGGCTTCGGCAGCCAGTTCGGCCGCCATCTGCTGACCGAGAAACTGCTGCTGCAGGCGATTCAGCTCGTTGTAGCGAGCCACGCGAGCCGCGATCTCGTCAGCGGTCTTTTTGCGCTCGAGCTCCATCTTCTTGATGGCAGCTGCTCGCTCGGATGCGTCCTGCTTCTCGAGCGCAGCCTGTTCGCGAGCCCACAGCGCCTGCTTGCGTGCGAACGCAGCTTCCTCGGCCGCGATCTCGTTGCCGATCAGCGTCTGCTTGTCGATGAGCGCCTTGCGCTTGGCGTTGATGTCGTCCTGGTACTTTTGCACCAGACCGTCGATCGAGCCGCGAATCGCCTTGAATGCCTCGAGCGCCCGGTTGGCCACGAAGTAAGCGATGAACGCCTGGCCGGCGAGCTTGATGGAATCAGACCACTGGATCATCAACTCGACGGCGCTACGAAGCACGCGCACGAGCTGCGCCAAGCCCTCACCCAGATCGTTGGCGAAGCGCTTGGCCTGCGCCGTGCCGAACATGTCGATCAGGTCTTGCAGTTGATTCTTGGATTCCTCGAAGAACTGGCTCTTGCCAGCCTCTAGCTTGAAGAGGTCGAACTTCGTCTTCAGAAGGGCCAGCATGCCCGTCCATGAGTTCATCATCGCCTCGGCTGCGCCATCGTTCTGAAAGCGCATGACGGCGAACATGTTGTTCAGGGCCTGCGTCGCCTCGACGGTGCCGGTTGACACCAGCTTGGCAAACTTGGGCATCGACATGCCGGCGCCTTGGGCCATCATGTTGATCGCGTTCGGAACGGCTTCACCCAGCTGCTGACGCAGTTCTTCCATCGAGATGACGCCCTTGCCGGCCATCTGCTGAATCGCGATGGAGGCTCGGTGCATTGCCTCGGACGAACCGCCGAACCTTGCGACGGAGTCCACGAGCGCCTGCATTGACCCGTTGGTGGGGTCCAGACCGCCGGACTTGAGCTTGACGAAGGCATCCGTCAGCGTCTTGACTTCGAACGGCGCACGCTGCGCCAGGTCGAACACGAACTTGACGTTGGAGAGCGCTTCGGCCTGTCGAGCCGCCTGCGTGGTCTCCTTGCTCATGCCCTCCATGAGCTTGGTGAGCTTTTCGACCTCGCCGGAGGTCTTCAGGATCGCGCCTGGCAGCGCCATGAAGATGTCGTGAACATCGTGCATGGCGTAGCGCAGCAGCGAGGCTGTCTGCACGATTGAACGGAAGCGACCGCCCAGGCCCGTGAAGTGATGCTCCAGGGCTTGCGTCGACTTGGCGGTCTGGTCGATGGAGCGCTTGAGCTCCTGGACTGTACGTCCCGCCTTGATTGTCTTGACCGTAAAGTCGCCGTCGTCCAGCGTCATTACGACCTTGATGTCACCACCCAGCATTTCGCTTCCTTTACATCGCCGCAGCCATCATCTTCAGTTCATTGAACCCTGCCTCGTCACGTTCGACACTCGTCGGGCCGGCGTACACCGTACCGATCTCCAGCACCAGCCTCTCGTGCGTTTCCTTGTAGCCATCGGCGCTTTGTGCTGCCGCAGCGACCGCAAGGGTTCGCATATCGTTCGAGGCTCGCAGGCGGCGAATGTTGCCGCTCATCAACCAGAAGGCCCTGATTGGCATTGCCATGACCTGCTGGTACGACATCGAATAGAAGTGGCTGACCTCGCAGAAGATGAACCCGAAGTCCACCTCTTGCGCGGCGCCCTTTACACGTTTCCCGCTTCTGCCTGAGCAGCCTGCGTTGCCTCGACCAGCTTCTCGGGGTCTTCACCTCGAATGAATGCCGTCAGCGCACGCAGCTGATCCAGCGAAAGGCTCAGCACGCTCGAAGG